AAGGAATTATACCGCCTGACTTTGAACCAGTTGGAATTGATGAGCAGGGCAGACTCGACGAAAAAGCAAAGGTAACTTGTCCGGAGTGTGGGCATGAGTTTACACCTTGATTGGTGCAGCCACGAAGCCGCAAAGTATGCGGTTGAGCACTGGCATTATTCGAAACGTATGCCGAAATCAAGGCAAGTATATATTGGCGTGTGGGAAGATGAAACATTTATTGGAGCAATTACTTTCGGAAAAAGTATAACGCCTTATTTAGGCGATGCTTATGGATTATCACATACAGAATGTGCAGAATTGACGAGAATTGCTTTAACAAAGCATAAAGAGCCAGTTAGCAGAATAGCCACGATCGCTATAAAACTATTGAAGTTACAAAGCCCAAACTTGAGATTATTAGTTAGTTACGCAGACCCTAATGTCGGGCATAACGGGTCTATTTATCAAGCTATGAACTGGATGTATGTTGGTAATTCTTCAGCAATAAAACAATATTATTGGCGAGGTCAATGGAGAAATGATACCCCGATGTTTACAGCTTTCAAGACGAATCCTAATTTAAGAAAATCTTGTGAATCGAGAGAACTTACTGAAAAGTACAAGTATTTGATGCCACTTGATAACGAAATGCGCAAACAGATTGAACCATTGCGCAAACCTTATCCAAAACGCGGGCGAGGCGAAATAGATAACGCGTCTCAATCCAATGAGGAAACTGGCGGTGCAAGTCCGACCCGTCCGCTCTGATTTTACAGAATGAACACTATAAAAAATGGCTAAATTGACGGTTGACAAGGTGAAAGGACTAATTGACGAGATGATGGGCAACGTCTCAATGGTTGCGCGTACTCTGAATGTTAGTCGCACGACTTTGTATAACTACATCAATTCACATTCAACGGTCAAGGCGAAGCTGGGCGAAGCACGCGAAAAGATGATTGACAACGTGGAGTCGAAGTTATACAGCAAGGCGCTGGACGGTGACACGACTGCGATGATCTTCTTCCTGAAGACGCAGGGCAAGTCACGCGGTTACGTTGAGCGGCAAGAGGTGACGGGAGCGGGTTCAGAACCGATAACCTTTATCATCAAAGAAGCAAAACGTGGAGATGAAAAAGGAGATTGATTTATATCCACAGCAGTTTGGATTCGTAACTACAGAGGCGAATCTATCCGGCTTCATCGCTGGGATTGGAGCGGGTAAAACCTTTGCCGGAGCGGTAAAGGCGATGATGCTTGCGAAGCCAAACACAACCGGAATGATTGTTGCTCCGACATACCGAATGTTACGAGATAGTACGGAATACACGTTTCGTGAAGTTGCGAAAGACGTAATTATTGACGAGATCAAAACAGACGCGACCTATATTCTACGCGGTGGGGGTAGGGTGATTATGCGGTCTGCACATGAACCAGAAAACCTCCGTGGACCAAACTTACACTGGGTATGGATCGACGAAGGCGGGCTGACACGAAAATCAACATGGGATATTTGTTTAGGGCGTATTCGGGCGCAGGGGCAATTCGGGCATATTTGGGTTACGACCACGCCAAAAGGCAAGCGCAACTGGGTTTACGATGTTAGCCAGACTGCTGAAATATACAGGGCGACTACTTTCGACAATCCGCATACAGCGCAGGAATGGAAGGACATTCTTTTATCGAGTTACGAGGGGCAATTCAAGCGGCAGGAGTTGTTCGCTGAATTTGTAGCTTTTGAGGGATTGGTATATCCGCAGTTTGACGCGAGCCAACACGTTAAAGAGATGAACCCGCGCAACTATATCGGATTCGGACTGGGCACGGATGAAGGTTACACGAATCCGGCTGCAATTCTGAAAATCTATTTTGATGGTGATGACAACTTCTATATCGCAGAGGAATATTATAGAACTGGTAAACTTCAAAGTGAGATTGTAGAAGAGCACCTCCGCATGGCTGGGGATCACAATCCGGAAATCATTGCAGATAGCAGCGCGGCTGGGTTGATTGCCGCATTGCGGGACGCTGGGCTTGATGTTCA